TGTGCTTTGCCGATCGATGCTTACGCTGGATATGGATTTCGGGACGCCGGGCATTGTGGATGAGCTTGAGACGCTGATGGATCACGAGTGCTGTATCTATTCGACCCATAAGCATCTGCCTGAAGCGCCGAGACTTCGCCTGATCTTCCCATTAAAGAGGGAAGTGACAGAGGAGGAATATCCTGCGGTCGCCCGGATGGTGGCAAAGGAAATCGGGATTGATCTCTTTGATGATTCCACATACCAGCCGCACCGGCTGATGTACTGGCCTTCAACATCAAGTAATGGGGAATTTATTCATAAGGTAATTGACGGGGATCCGCTGGATCCGGATCAGTATCTTGCCATGTATGATGACTGGCATGACATCACGACCTGGCCGGTATCTTCCAGACAGTCCGAAGTTATGAAGAAGGCGACGAAGAAGCAGGCGGATCCGCTTACGAAGCCAGGAATTGTCGGAGTCTTCTGCCGGACCTATTCCATCCGGGATGCAATAGAGACCTTCCTTACAGATGTCTATAAACCATCTGCGATGGAAGGCAGATACGACTATATCGCCGGAGAAAGCAGCGCCGGCGTTGTCATTATGGATGACAAATTTTCATACAGCTTCCATGCAACAGATCCTGCCTGCGGAATGCTGCTGAATGCCTTTGATGTCGTGCGTGTTCATAAGTTCGCGGATATGGATGAGAAGAAATCTTTCCAGGCAATGGCTGAATTCGCTGCTTCGCTGGATCTGGTGAAAATCAACCTTGCGGAAGAGAGGAAAGCAGAGGCTGAAAGGGACTTTTCAGAGGGAGAGGATTGGAGAACCAGACTGATCTATGACAAGCAGGGGAATATCGCAAATTCCCTTGTGAATGAGGTCCTGATTCTTACCAATGACGAGGATCTGCAGGGATTCGCCTATAACGAGATGGCCAATAAGATCCAGGTAATAGGGAAGCTTCCGTGGAATCGGCCGAAGGACATTAAATTCTGGAGGGATGCTGATACCGCCCAGTTGAAGACGGTTCTGGATAGTAGGTATGCCCAGTTTTCAACCAGAAATCATGATGCTGCATTTGCCAAGGTCGCTGATGATCGCAGGTTCCATCCGATCCGGGAGTATCTGGAGAATCTTTCCAAGTGGGATGAGACGAAGCGTGTGGAAACGCTGCTTGTCGATTATTTCGGCGCGGATGACAGCGAATATACCAGGGCTGTTACAAGAAAGTGTCTCGCGGCAGCGGTTGCCAGGATTATGCACCCGGGCATCAAGTTTGACAGCGTGCTGATCCTGAATGGTCCGCAGGGAATCGGAAAAAGTACCTTCTATTCGAAGCTGGCTGGAGAGTGGTTTTCAGACTCCCTCAGCCTTACGGATATGAAGGACAAGGCAGCGGCGGAGAAGCTGCAGGGCTACTGGATCCTGGAGTTGGGTGAGCTTGCCGGAATGAAGAAGGCGGATATTGAGTGCGTAAAATCTTTTCTCTCCAGAACAGATGATGATTACCGGCCTTCTTATGGGAAGGTTGTCGAGAGTCATCCGCGCCAGTGCATTATCGTCGGATCGACGAATGCAGAGAACGGTTTCCTCAGAGACATCACCGGGAACCGTCGTTTCTGGCCGGTGAAGGTGTCCGGCATTTCAGAGAAGAAATCCTGGAACATGACGGAGGAAGAGGTACGGCAGATCTGGGCAGAAGCGAAGGTCATCTATGAGAATGGGGAACCTCTCATGCTGGAAGGTGATGTCGCGAAGATCGCTGCAGAGAGGCAGCAGGATGCCATGGAGTCAGATGAACGACTGGGCATGGTGGAGTCCTATCTTGAAATGCTGCTTCCTGAGAATTGGGATTCGATGGATCAGTATGGGCGTCGGAACTATTTCTCAGAGAAGGATGCGCCGACGACAGCGAAAGGCGTACTGCCGCGGAAGCAGGTAAGTAATGCAGAGATTTGGTGTGAATGCTTCGGTAAGGAACTGGCAGACATGAAGCCGGCGGATTCCTACGCCATCGCTGCCATTATGGCCAAGATGCCAGGGTGGGAACGGACAGCCACGATTCGTAAGGTTGGGAACTACGGAAGGCAGAGGCTTTATCTGCGAAAAGAATGATTCTTTTTGACTACTTGTCTTGTGTCGCCTGTGTCTTTGCGACACACACAACACAAGTCAATCATTATATTTCAACAAAGAATTTGAAGAAAAACTTCAGCCTGCGCCTGTGCACCCGCGCGTAAGGGTTAATAGAAAAACCTGTGACGCCGTGATCCTGTGACGCATGAGCGGGAATGAAATTGGGAGGACCAAATTGATTCGTGAAAAAGAAGTTGAGAACAAACTCATTGCTGCTGTGAAAAAGATGGGAGGTATCTGCCCTAAGTGGGTATCACCCGGAACAGATGGAATGCCGGATCGAATCGTTCTGCTGCCTGGAGGGAAGATTGCTTTCGTTGAATTGAAGGCACCGGGGAAAAAGCCGAGAGCCTTGCAGATCAGGAGACATGAAGAACTGAGACGCCTGGGTTTTCAGGTCCTTGTCCTGGATGATCCGGAAAAGATAGGAGGGATTTTAAATGCAATATCAACCGCATGATTATCAGAAGTATGCAATTTCCTATATCGAGAGCCATCCGATCGCAGCAGTCCTTCTGGATATGGGACTTGGAAAGACATCGATCACGCTGACTGCCCTGAATGATCTGTTATTTGATAGCTTTGAGATCCGGAAGGTTTTGGTGATTGCGCCGCTTCGAGTGGCAAGAAATACCTGGTCTCAGGAGATTGAAAAGTGGGATCATCTGAAAGATCTTAAATATTCCGTTGTAGTCGGATCCGAGAAGATACGGAAAGAAGCACTTCAGAAGAAAGCGGATATTTACATCATCAACCGGGAAAATATTTGCTGGCTCTTGGAAAAGAGCGGCGCGGATCTTGATTTCGACATGATTGTGATCGATGAATTGTCATCCTTTAAGAACTGGAATGCAAAAAGGTTCCGGGCTCTGATGAAGCTGCGGCCGAGAGTCAATCGGATCGTTGGCCTGACCGGAACGCCATGCAGTAATGGCTTGATGGACCTGTTTGCAGAATACAAGGTCCTGGATATGGGGAAGAGACTGGGAAGATTTATCACCGCGTATCGGGCTAACTATTTTAAGCCGGATAAATCAAATGGCCAGATCATCTACAGCTACAAGTTAAGGCCAGGCGCAGCTGAGCAGATTTTTTCAAAAATCTCCGATATCACCATATCCATGAAGGCAACAGACCATCTGAAGATGCCGGAACTGATCAGTATGCCTTATCCGGTCGTATTGTCCCCTGCCGAATGGGACCTGTACGAGAGCATGAAAAAGGAATTTGTGCTGGATTTTCCGAGGCATGAAATTACGGCTTCGAATGCAGCGGTACTTACCGGAAAACTCCTGCAGCTTGCCAATGGAGCTGCTTATGACGATAACGGAGACTTGGTGTATCTGCATTCCAGGAAGCTTGATGCACTGGAGGACATGATCGAAGCGATGAACGGGAAGCCTGTCCTGGTGGCTTACTGGTTTCAGCACGATCTTGATCGAATCGAACAGAGGCTGAGACTTAAGAAAACTCCTTTTGAACGTCTGGATTCGGACAGCAGCATCAAAAGGTGGAACGAAGGGAAGATACCGGTTGCCTTGATTCATCCCTCATCTGCAGGACATGGCCTGAATCTGCAGGATGGTGGCAACACTTTGATTTGGTTCGGGCTTACCTGGTCGCTTGAGCTTTATCAGCAGACAGTTGCAAGACTTTGGCGGCAGGGACAGAAATCTGGAACGGTTGTTGTGCAGCATATTATCGCGGCAGGGACAATCGATGAGCGGGTTATGAAAGCTCTGGATGAGAAGAACATGACACAGTCGTATCTGATCAATGCGGTCAAGGCTGAGATTGGAGGCATTTATGGCTGATTTTGAGAATCTGGAAAATTATGAAGCATTAGCCAGGGCAATCGTCACATATGCTGCAAGAGAATATGTTGATGCTCTTCGGGCTCTTCGCCGCAATTCAGCCAATGAGGAAGCAATTCGAATGAAAGAGGAAAATGAACGGTTCTTCCATTCTGAGTGGTACATGATGCTGACAGATATCGACGGAGAATATTTGATTCGGAAATTACAGGAGGAGGTTGCGAATGGACGTTAAGCAGGAGTTGGAAAAAGTGAGGTTTCTGAGCGGGGAAGTCGACGCTTTGATGACAGAAATTAATAAGGCGGATCAGATCACAGCAATTGAAACGGCCGATTCTGGAAAGTGCAAGCAGTACCGGGAACAGCTGCAGAAAAACGTTGTGGAACTGATCAATCGGAAAGTGAAACTGATGGATGCAATCAATCGAATACCAGATATCGAGTACCAGATTGTCCTGGTTAAAAGATACTTCGAAGGGCTCTCTTACGATGATATTGCACTGGATTTGAATCGGAGGAAAAGATGGGCGGAAGAAATGAATCGGAAGGCGATTGAAGAATTGAGAAAAGTAACAGGAAATATGTAAATTCATTAAAAATGTACATTTGTCCTGATATAATATCCTTATATTTTCAGAAAGGACCGATGTTATGGAATATCTTTATCATTACACAAAAATTGATGCACTTGCGTCAATATTACAGAATAAGACGATTCGTTTTAGTTCTTTGGACCGCATGGATGATAAACAGGAAAATCAAAGCGGTGATATTAAAAATTTAGGCCGATTTATTTATGTCTCCTCTTGGACAGACGAGAAGAGAGAGAGTATTCCTATGTGGAATATGTATGCTTCTATCGAATCGGGGGTAAGGATTAGATTGCCTAAACAGCCATTTATGAAACATAAAATATCGATTGAAGAGCTTAAAAATATTTTTAAAGCCCCAGTAACTAGTAATGGGAATGGTAATGGTCTTGAAACTATAATCCCCTTACAAGAAATGTTGACTGAAGGATTTGTTTCATCACAAGCAATGCTTAATGAGGTTCCTCTTTTTCCTGTTGAGTATACTGATGACGTTTCGAAATTGTATCCGAAGGTGTATAAACCCGAAGAGGCAGACAGATATTCAATTAATTTTAGTTTGATAGGTAAATGCAAAAATAAAAGCTGGGAATTTCAAAAGGAATGGAGGTATTGGTTACAATTTCTCCCTTTGGATATTAATCAAAATCCGGAAATTTCAGAACAAATAGCAAATATAATGGCTGATAAAATTAGGCGTGGTGTTTGCGCTCAGCCATTTCCTTATTATGATATGAAAATTTCGGATGAAGCATTTAAAGAAATGCAGATAGTTCTCTCACCCAAAGTAAGTGCTGGTTATGAAACCATTGTGAAATTATTGGTTAAAGAATTTAATCCAACAGCAGATTTAAGGGATAGTAAATTAAAGAATTTGTTATAAGTTAAGCCTGATTCAGATACAGGTTTAGGCATCCATCATGTATGTTTTGATGGGTGCCTTTTTTATGTGAAAAAACTTTTTCTATGCGGAGAATTGCGGAATAGCCCTATGCTACTCTGATTTCAGAGAAAGAAGAAAAGAAGGTGACCCTTATGCCGATGAGACCGAAGCATCCATGTGCACACCCTGGATGTCCGGCGCTGATTCCATACGGCGAAAAGTACTGTGAGAAGCACGCACCTCTACATGAGGACGAGAAGGCGGATCACAGAGCAGGCGGATCGACAGCGAGAGGCTACGGGTACCGGTGGCAGAAGGCGAGCAAGGCTTACCTGCATGCCCATCCCTTATGCGCCGAGTGTATGAGGCATGGGATTTATAAGCGGGCTGAGGTCGTGGATCATATCGTACCGCATCGCGGCGACAGGAAACTCTTTTGGAATCGGGACAACTGGCAGCCGCTTTGTAAGCAGTGTCACGATAAGAAGACAGCGAGGGAAGACAGAAATTTCCCGAGGGAATATCACTACTGACCGGAGGGGCGGGTCAAATCTCTGGAGCCTCAGCGCTCCAGACCGACGCCCTCCTATCGCGTGATAATTCGCGAAATTCATTACGGGGGTTGTGACCTTGTGATTCTGAAAAAATGAGGAGAGGAGGTACCCTTATGGCAGCAGGAAGAAAACCGAAACCGACTGCTCTGAAAGAGCTGGAAGGAAACCCGGGCAAGAGAAAACTGAATACCAGAGAGTCGAAGCCTGAAAAGGGCATTCCAACCTGTCCTGACTGGCTGCTTCCGGAAGCAAAACGCGAGTGGACGAGACTTGCCGAGAATCTGGGAAAGCTCGGCGTTCTGACGAAGATCGACCGGTCTGTGTTCGCGGCATACTGCCAGTCCTACGCAAGATGGAAGGAAGCTCAGGAGCATATCGACCGGGAAGGCTCTACCTTTGAAACCGATAAGGGTTACCAGCAGCAGACTCCGTGGGTCGGCATTGCCAACACGAATCAGAAGCTGATGCTTCAGGCAGCATCTGAATTCGGGCTGACGCCGTCGTCCAGGTCCCGGATCGTCGTGGATCCGAAGGACAGCGGCACGGATGAGATGGAAGATCTGCTCTCCGGATAATGTTTGATGAAGCGAAAGCCGAGAAGACCCTGCGTTTCATTCAGAACCTGAAGCACACCAAGGGCATCTGGCACGGACAGAATTTTAAGCTGCTTCCCTGGCAGGAAGAGATCATCCGGACTATTTTCGGAACCGTAAAAGAGGATGGCTACCGCCAATACAACACTGCCTATATCGAGATCCCGAAGAAAAACGGGAAGTCCGAGCTGGCCGCAGCGGTCGCACTCTATATGACCTGCGGTGACGGGGAGTGGGGAGCAGAAGTTTACGGCTGCGCATCGGACCGCCAGCAGGCAAGCATCGTATTTGATGTCGCCGTCGACATGGTCGATCAGTGCCCGGCACTCAAGAAAAGAATCAAGCCAATCATTTCGACAAAACGTCTTGTTTATCAGCCGACCAATTCCTTTTATCAGGTACTTTCCGCAGAAGCCTATACGAAACACGGACTGAATGTCCATGCGGTCATCTTTGATGAGCTGCACTCGCAGCCGACAAGAGAGCTGTTTGATGTCATGGTCCGCGGATCAGGTGACGCTCGAAAGCAGCCCCTGTATTTTCTGATCACGACTGCCGGGACAGACCGGAACTCGATCTGCTACGAGCAGCATCAGAAAGCGGAGGACATTCTGGCAGGACGGAAGATCGATCCGACCTTTTACCCGGTGATCTACGGAGCGTCGGATACGGATGACTGGACCGATGAGAAGGTCTGGTACAAGGCGAACCCGTCGCTCGGCTACACGATCGACATCGAGAAGGTCCGGAACGCCTGCAGATCTGCCCAGGATAACCCGGCGGAGGAAAATGCCTTCCGGCAGCTAAGGCTAGACCAGTGGGTGAAGCAGTCTACCCGCTGGATGCCGATGGAAAAATGGGATGCCTGCGGTTTTCCGGTAGACCCGAAGGAACTGGAAGGCCGGGACTGCTATGCTGGCTTGGACCTTTCCTCCACAAGCGATATTACTGCTTTTGTTCTGGTCTTTCCGCCGCGGACCGAGGATGAGAAGTACATGGTGCTTCCCTTCTGCTGGATCCCGGAGGATAACATGAAGCTTCGTGTTCACCGGGATCACGTACCGTATGACGTATGGGAGAAGACAGGACACCTCATGACAACGGAAGGAAATGTGATCCATTACGGCTTCATCGAGAAGTTCATCGAGAAGCTGAATGAGAAATACCACATTGTGGAAATTGCCTTTGACCGGTGGGGAGCGACCCAGATGGTTCAGGACCTGGAGGATATGGGTTTTACCGTCGTTCCATTCGGCCAGGGCTATAAGGACATGAGCCCGCCAACCAAGGAGCTTATGAAGCTCGTGCTGGAGCGGCGGATTGCTCACGGCGGGCATCCTGTCCCTCGCTGGGTGATGGATAAAGTCTTTGTCCGGACGGATCCGGCGGGCAACATCAAGATGGATAAGCAGAAATCCACGGAAAAGATCGATGCCTGCGTAGCGCTGGTCATGGCGCTCGACCGTGCGATCCGGAATGACGCAGCCGGGAAGGAAAGCGTCTACGACAGGCGTGGGATTCTGGTGATTTGACGGAGGAGATATGAGCGTATTTTCAAGATTTTTCAAGAGCAGGGATAAGCCCCAGGATTCCACGGCGGGAAGCTCCTACCGGTTCTTCTTCGGCGGCTCGTCCGCAGGAAAGACCGTCAACGAAAGAACTTCCATGCAGGTCACAGCGGTGTATTGCTGCGTAAGGATCCTGTCGGAGGCGGTGGCAAGTCTTCCGCTTCACCTCTACCGGTATACCTCGGAGGGCAGCAAGGAAAAGGCAGTGGATCATCCGCTGTATTTCCTTCTTCATAATGAGCCGAACCCGGAGATGACGTCCTTTGCCTACAGGGAAACGATGATGACGCACCTCTTGCTTTACGGGAACTGCTATTCGCAGATCATCCGGAATGGGAAGGGCGAAGTCATAGCACTTTATCCGCTGATGCCGAACCAGATGCGGGTAGACCGGGATACAGACGGAGAGCTTTTCTATGAGTATCAAAGTTCTGCCGATGAGGCGCACACAATGCCAGGACGGAATTCAATCGTCCGGTTGTCGCCGCACGATGTGCTGCACATTCCAGGGCTTGGCTTTGACGGCCTGGTCGGCTATTCGCCGATCGCAATGGCAAAGAATTCCATCGGAATGTCGATTGCCTGCGAGGAATACGGAGCCAAGTTCTTTGCCAACGGAGCGACACCGGGAGGAATCCTGGAGCATCCGGGTGTCGTCAAGGATCCGGACAAGGTCCGTGACAGCTGGGAGAGAGCCTTCGGCGGTTCCAACAACAGTCATAAGGTGGCGGTCCTCGAGGAAGGCATGAAATATACGCCGATCTCGATCAGTCCGGAAGAAGCTCAGTTTCTGGAAACCAGAAAGTTCCAGATCGATGAGATAGCAAGAATCTTCCGGATCCCGCCGCATATGATCGGGGACCTGGAGAAATCCAGCTTCAATAACATCGAGCAGCAGTCTCTGGAATTTGTGAAGTACACATTGGATCCCTGGGTATGCCGCTGGGAGCAGTCGATGGAACGGTCTCTTCTCACGAGGGAAGAGAAAAAGAACTACTTCTTCAAGTTCAATGTCGACGGGCTTCTCCGGGGCGATTATCAGTCCAGGATGCAGGGCTACGCAGTCGGACGTCAGAACGGATGGATGTCGGCCAACGATATCCGGTCGCTCGAGAACATGGATCTGATCCCGGAGGAGGAAGGCGGAAACCTCTATCTCATTAACGGCAACATGACGAAGCTGAAGGACGCCGGTATTTTTGCAGGTGCATCTGGGAATGATAGCAGAGGAGAAAACTCTGGAGGCGGAGATGAAGAAACAGAAGAGAGGCAGGAATCGGGGAGCGAATCCGGCCAGGACCAGAAAGTACGTAGGAAAAAGGGAGGACCCACATGAAAAGGAAGTTTTGGAACTGGGTAAGAAATGACGGAGAGGATGCCTTCGGATCAGAACGCACACTCTACCTCGACGGGGAAATATCCGATGAGACCTGGTTCGGCGACGAGGTGACTCCGCAGCAGTTCAAGGATGAGCTGAATGCAGGTGAAGGACCGATCACACTATGGATCAACAGTCCGGGAGGTGACGTATTTGCGGCAGCGCAGATCTACAACATGCTGATGGATTATAAGGGCGATGTCACCGTAAAGATCGATGCGCTTGCAGCGTCTGCGGCATCGGTGATCGCGATGGCAGGGACGAAAGTCCTGATGAGCCCGGTCGCCATGCTGATGATCCACAATCCTTCGACCATCGCCATAGGTGATACAGAGGAGATGCAGAAGGCTATCGACATGCTGAGCGAGGTCAAAGAAAGCATCATGAACGCTTACGAGTTGAGGACCGGACTTTCACGGCACAAGATTTCGGAGCTGATGGACGGGGAGACCTGGATGAATGCCAAAGAGGCTGTGAAGCTTGGCTTCGCAGACGAAATCCTGTTTAAGGACGGCGAAAAGCCGGATCCGGAGCAGGACGACGGCATCGAGATGCTTTTCAGCAGAAGGGCAGTTACGGATTCCCTGCTTTCGAAGCTAATTCCGAAGCGGAATCCCACAGCAATAAAGAAGGAAAAGGAAGAGGCCGGCATTCCGGTCGAACAGCTTGAGAAGAGGCTTTCTCTTCTCGCACATTGAGGAGGATGAAAGTAATGAGCAAGATTATGGATCTTATGGAAAAGAGAGCGAAGGCCTGGAATGCGGCAAAGGAATTCCTGGATACACATTCCGAGAATGGCAGAAAGGTAAGTGCCGAGGATGCGGCGACCTATGACCGCATGGAGAAGGAGGTCACGGACCTCACTAAGGATATCGACCGCCTGCAGAGACAGGAAGAGATCGACAAGATGCTGAACCAGCCGACCTCGAAGCCGATCACAGACCGTCCGGAAGCACCGAAGGCTGCGGAGAAGACCGGCAGGGCATCCGATGCCTATAAGAAGGCATTCTGGGATAACATACGCCATCCGGGAAATCCGATGGTCCGCGATGTCCTGGAGGAAGGAACCGACGGCAACGGCGGCTATCTTGTACCGGTCGAGTTCGAGCATACGCTGGTCCGGGCCCTGGATGAGAACAACGTGATGAGAAGCATCGGCTGCAAGGTCATTACGACTCAGAACGAGAGAAAGATTCCGGTAGCAGACGGACATACCATTGCAGCCTGGACCGCTGAGAACGGCGCTTATCAGGAGAGCAATCCGACCTTCACACAGAAGAGCATTAATGCTTATAAGCTGACGGATCTGATCAAGGTATCCGACGAGCTCCTGGCAGACAGCTTCTTCGATATCGAGGGCTACATTTCCGAAGAATTCGGACGTGCCTTCGGTGAGGCGGAGGAGGATGCCTTCATCAACGGTACGGTTCAGTCCGGTCAGTCCGAGATCGACCGTCCGACAGGTCTCTTTGCTGCAGCGGCAAAGGGCGGCGCTCCGAACGGCGTGACGGCTGCAAGCGCAACGGATATCACCGCGGATGAGCTCATCAACCTGGTTTATTCTCTGAAGGCGCCTTACAGAGGCAAGGCAAAGTTCCTGATGAACGACGCGACTGTTTCTGCGATCAGGAAGCTGAAGGATAAGAACGGTGTCTATCTCTGGCAGCCGAGCCTTACCGCAGGCGAGCCGGACAGACTGCTTGGTTATGAACTGTACACTTCTCCGAAGGTTCCGGTTCTCGGAGCCGGTGCGAGAGCGGTTGCCTTCGGTGACTTCTCCTGCTACTGGATCGCGGACCGCGCCGGCAGAACGATCAAGCGTCTGAACGAGCTTTACGCTACCAACGGACAGGTCGGTTTCACCTGCACCGAACGTGTGGACGGCAAGCTGATCCTTTCCGAAGGAATCAAGATCCTCGACATGAAAGCGGGTGCCTGAGTCCCGGGTTAATGGGCAGAACTAAGGCACCGGAGTAGTATCCGGTGCCGGATTAAATGAATGAAATATGGCTGATGGACAGCCGGATCGGAGGTGAAAGCATGGGGCTTGTATCAATGGATGAGGCAAAAGCGTATCTCAGAGTGGATTCCGCGGATGAGGATTCCCTGATCCAGTCCCTGCTGGATGCCTCTCTCAGGGTGGTCTTTCAGGTTTCAAGGCTTTCGGACCAGGAATGGACTGCCATCCTGGAAGACAGAGGGGAAACAGATGCTGCAGATGCAGGACTTACCTCTGATGAAATCATTGAATACCAGGCAGTGTTGAAGACAGCGGTGCTCTTCACACTTGGCTATCTTTTCGAACACAGGGAGGAAGCAGATCATCACGAGCTTGTGATGACATTGCGAAATCTTCTCTTTGGAGTCCGGGAAGGGAGGCCAAAGGCATGAACATCGCGAAGCTGCATAAGCGGATCCTCTTTCAGGTGAATGCTTCCGGGATTGACGAATATGGAAATCATTCGAACGGCTGGCAGGACTATTTCCGGACCTGGGCGACGATCAGTACGGACAGCTACGGATCTGAGAGTACGGGTGAGGTCATAAATCCGGAGGAAACGCTGAATTTCACAACCCGCTGGTGTCCGGAGCTTGCAGCAGTGATATCCACAAAGTATCGGATCGTCTGCGAAGGAAAGGTCTACAACATTTCCTTTGTGAATCCGATGGGCTATAAGCACGTGAGCCTGAAGTTCACTGCGAAGCTGGAAAGGAAGGCTGCTGTATGAGCGACCGGGTCTCTATCGACGGCATGGACGAAGCCATCATGAAAGAACTGAAGAAGTACAGCAAGGTAGCATCGGAGGATCTGAAAGAGGCCGTGAAAGAAACCGGCAAGGATGTCCGGAAGGACATCTCCGCAAATGCGCCGGTCAGGACCGGGAAATATAAGAAGAGCTGGGCTGTGAAGACGGTTTCCGAGACAGCGGAATCCATCGAGCTTGTGGTCCATTCGAAGAACCGGTATCAGATCGCTCACCTTCTTGAACATGGCCATGCCAAGCGAGGAGGCGGCAGGGTGCGGGCGATACCGCATATCAAGCCGGCCGAGGAGCGGGGAGAGAAGGAACTGGAAACTAAGATCAAAGCGAAACTGGAGGCGGGCGGAGGATGACCTACGAGGATGTGATGTCGATGCTGAAGGAAGCAAAGCTCCCATTTGCATACGACCATTTTGCAGAAGGGGAGTCTCCGGATCCGCCTTTACTGATTTTTCTCTTTCCGGATTCGAATAACTTCATGGCTGACGATTCCGTTTATCAGGAGATCGACAGTCTGAATATCGAGCTCTACACGGATAAGAAAAATCCGAAGCTGGAGAAACGGATCCAGAAGATCCTGAAGGCACACGAGCTTCCGTGGACCAAGTCGGAGGTCTGGATCGAGTCGGAAAAGATGTACGAGGTACTGTACGAAACACAGATATTAGGAGGGAACGAAGATGTCTGAGAAGAAGAAAAACAAGGTCAAGTTCGGTCTCAAAAACTGCCACTATGCGCTTGCGACGATGGACGAGACCGGAAAGATTACGTTCGGGACACCGGTAGCGATGCCTGGTGCCGTATCGCTGGCGCTGGACGCGGAGGGCGACAATGATCCGTTCTATGCGGATGATTCCGTCTACTACATGGTCAGCAACAACAACGGTTATTCCGGTGACTTTGAGCTAGCCCTGATCCCGGAGAGCTTCCTGAAGGATGTTCTGAAGGAGACGGAGGATGCCAACGGCGTCATCGTGGAGAATAAGGACGTGGAGCCGGAGCATTTTGCCCTGCTGTTCGAATTTACCGGCGACCAGAGAAAGATCCGCCACTGCATGTATTACTGCAGCGCAACCCGGCCTTCCATCGAGGGCGATACCAAGGAGGATTCGACCGAGGTAAAGACCGAGAAGCTGAGCCTGACCGTATCGCCTCTTCCGAGCGGCGTCGTGAAGGTAAAGACAGGAACCAACACATCGGACACGGTCTACAACGACTGGTACAAATCGGTTTACGAGCCTGTTACCAATCCGGCCCCAACGTCGGATACCGAGGCAGGAACTTAAGGAGGGTAAGACATGGCAGTCACAAAAACCATTGAGATCGACGGGATCCCGGTGAAGTTCAAGGCTTCCGCGGCGATTCCGCGGATCTACAGAAATAAGTTCGGCAGGGACATTTACCGGGACCTGGCAGCGCTGCAGAAGTGCATCGATGAGAATGATCCGGCGAACTCCAGCCTGGATAATTTCTCCCTGGACGTGTTCGAGAATCTTGCCTGGCTTTCCGCCTGGCATGCGGATCCTGAGAATGTTCCGGATAATCCGGACGACTGGCTGGATCAGTTCCAGACCTTTTCTATCTACGAAATCCTGCCGCAGATTGTCGAGCTGTGGGGCATGAATGTAGAGCAGCAGGTGGAAGCTAAAAAAAACTTCCCGCCACAGACCGGGAAATGACAACACCGCTTTTTCTGCTCCGGTGCGTGCAGCTGGGATTAAGTCTCCGGGACCTGGATCTCCTCACGATCGGGACAGTGAACGACATGTACACAGAGATGTGCAATGACGATTACGACGGCTATTCGGAGATCGCGACGCAGGAGCAGATGGATATGTTTTAAGGAAAGGAGGCCGGCATGGCTGACAGAATCAAAGGCATAACAGTCGAGATCAACGGCGATACGACCGGCCTTTCGAAGGCACTCCAGGGCGTCAACAAGGAGATCCGGAATACCCAGTCCCAGCTGAAGGACGTGAATAAGCTCCTGAAGCTGGATCCTGGCAACACGGAACTGATCACGCAGAAGCATAAGCTGCTGCAGCAGGCAGTCGAGGAGACGAAGAAGAAGCTGCAGTCCCTGAAGGAAGCCCAGAAGCAGGCGGACGAAGCACTGAAGAACGGGACCATTACCCAGGAGCAGTACGACGGTCTTCAAAGAGAAATCGAGGAAACCACTCAGAAGCTGAAGAGCCTGGAGGACCAGGCAAATCAGTCGGCGACCGCAGTTCAGAAGATCGCGGCAGCCGGCGACAAGATGAAGACCATGGGCGGCAAGCTTTCCGGTGTCGGTAAGGACCTCACGATGTACGTTTCGGCGCCGCTTGCGGCAGCCGGAGCGGCGGGCGTGAAGTCCTTTGCGGACGTCGATAAGACGATGGCGCTTGCTAACAAGACTATGGGAAATACGGCAGAGCAGGCGAATACGCTGAATGCTGCCATGAAGGACGCTGCGGCGAATTCCACCTATGGGATGAGCGATGCAGCCAATGCCACTCTGAACTTTGCAAGAGCCGGGCTTGATGCAGAGCAGTCTGCAGCAGCTCTTGCTCCTGCCATGAACCTGGCTGCCGGTGAGGGCGGTGACCTGGATACGGTTTCCGCAGGACTCGTCGCAACGATCAACGGTTTTCACGGATCCTTCGAGGATGCTGGAATCTACGCGGATGTCTTCGCTTCGGCCTGCAATAACTCAGCCCTTGATGTGAACAGCCTGTCAGCAGCTATGTCAGTAGCGGCTCCAATTTTCTCATCTGCCGGTTACAAGGTAAATGATGCAGCTCTTTACATGGGCATCATGGCCAACAACGGAATCGAAGCGGATAAGGCAGCAAACTCCCTGAAGACCGGTATTGCGAGACTCGTTTCTCCGGCCAAAGAGGGAGCCGAGCAGATGTCCCAGCTCGGCATTTCCGTGACCAATTCGGACGGATCCATGAAGGATTCCGTCACGATTCAGAAGGAGCTGCACGACGCATTTGCAAACCTTTCAGAGTCAGAGCAGATCGCCGCTGCATCTGCCATCTTCGGCAAGAACCAGATGGCGCCGTGGCTGGCCCTGATCAATACTGCGCCGTCGGACGTCGACAAGCTGAGCGGATCCCTTTCCACCTGCTCCGGAACGACAAAGGACATGGCGGATACCATGATGAGCGGTTTCGGCGGATCGATGGAAAAGCTGAAATCCTCTGTTGACGTCCTGGTTTATTCACTTGGTCAGGCGCTGGCGCCGACCATTCAGAAGGTCGTCGATTTCCTGCAGGGACTTGTCGATAAGTTCAATTCTCTGTCGCCGGCACAGCAGGACATCATCGTGAAGATCGGTCTTGCTGTCGCAGCGCTCGGTCCGCTTCTGATGATCACTGGGAAGCTGATGTCTGCAGTCGGATCCATTCTGACGGCAGCGCCGCAGATCGCAGGCGCAATGACGAAGCTGAGCGGACTGGCGAAGGGTCTTACCGGAGCACTGGGAGGAATTGCACCGGTGCTGAAGATCATCGGCGGAATCGGCATGGTGATCGGCGGCGCGATCATGGCTGTGAAGAACTTCGTGGACATGTTTAAGAACGGCTTCTCTGTCATCAAGTCGATCCTGATGGGCGTCGGTATTGCCATTGCGGCAGTCGGAGCAGTCCTTCTCGGAGCGCCGGCGGCAGTTGCAGCAATTGTCGCGGCAATCGTATTTGTTGTTGCCAATCTGGTCGTCCTGATCAAGGAGCATTGGACCGAGATCGTTACCTTCGTGAAGGGCATCTGGAATGAGATGAAGCTTATGGCGAAGGAGACCTGGGAGGGCATCAAGAATACCATTTCCGGCATCCTTACCGGCATCAAGACAGGCGTTACCAATGCCTGGAATGCGGTGAAGACGGCGACTGAGACGATCTTCAATGCGATAAAGACCTTCATCACGACTATATGGAATGGCATAAAGACGGTTGTGACGACCGTGGTGAATGGCGTGAAGACTGCAGTCAGCACGGCATGGAACGCAGTCAAGACAACGACCAGCAATATCTTCAACGGGATTAAGAACACCGTCACCAATATCTGGAACGGGATCAGGACGGCGGTCACAACTGCTGTGAGCGGTATTAAGACCGGAATTTCCAACGGTCTCAATGCGGCAAAGAATACGGTCACGAACATCCTGAACGGGATCAAGAATGCCTTTTCCAATGTCTGGAATGGAGCGAAGAACATTGTTTCCGGCGCTATCGAGAAGATCAAGGGAATGATGAATTTCCACTGGTCTCTGCCGAAGCTGAAGCTGCCGCATTTCTCCATATCCGGAAAGTTCAGCCTGGATCCGCCTTCGATTCCGCATATCGGCGTCGAGTGGTACCGGAAGGCTATGGGAGACGGCATGATCCTGAATTCTCCGACCATCTTCGGAGCTGCCGGCGGAAAGCTGCTGGGAGGCGGCGAGGCAGGAGCGGAGGCAATCGTCGGGGTAAGCTCTCTTCGGAGCATGATCCAGGAAGCAGTGGCAGGACAGACTTCCGCGCTGGTAACAGCGCTTGGATCCGCATCCGGGGACATCGTGATCCCGGTCTATATCGGAAATACGCTGCTGGATGAGATGGTGGTCAGTGCCCAGAACAGGCGGAATTTAAGATCAGGTGGTAGGTAATAGAAGAGCCTGCCGCTTGTCAGAAACCGGGAAGGGGGGAACAGGGATGGCTTACATCCAATACCTGACAATCAACGGAACAGCAATTCCTACTCCGGACGATTACTCCGTAGAAATGGAAGACATCGAATCGGATTCCAGCGGGGAGACGGAAGCCGGTACGACGCAGCGGGACATTGTCCGGGCGGGTGTTGTGACGATACCGGTTTCCTTTTCCGTAAGTGCTGCCTGGCTGAAGAAGCTGACGGCCTTCAAGCAGGAGGCAAGCCTTGCTGTGAAGTACCTGGATCCGGAGACCGGGAATCTGAAAGAGACAGAAATGTTTATTGAGGGCTTCAAGGCAAAGCTCGTGAAGGATACGTCCTACGGCGGGCTCTGGAGCGTGTCATTCAACCTGAAGGAGTTCTGATGAGAGGAGGCGGGTCATGTATCCGGTAAGCGAAGCGTTTCTTGCGGCGGTACAGAAGAACACCCGCCGTTACTATTGGACCGGAAAAATTACTACGAAGGACGGCAAAACCTACGAATTTGGTCCGAAGGACATCTTAAAGGGCAGCGGCTACATTTCCGCCCAGTGCTGCGGATCCTCTGAGATTGAGCTGGGAACCGTCTATGCTGCGGAGTTCGGGATCAGCCTGTTTTCCCAGATCGACCGGTACACGCTGAAGGATGCTAAGGTCGAGCTTTTCTATCACCTCGTGCTTAAAGATAAATCTGAAGAAACCGTCCCGATGGGAATCTTTGAGGTGTCGGAGGCGAACCGGACGGCGAAATGCCTGGAGTTGAAGGGTTACGATTACATGCTGCGGTTCGAGAAGAATTTCAACGGCTTTGAGACGATCGGCGAACCGTACGATTTCATTTCTCTTTGCTGCAAAGCCTGCAAGGTCGAGATGGCGCAGACAAAGGATGAGATCGAGGCGATGACCAACGGCACGCTGCAGATGTCGATCTTTCCGGAGAATGATATTGAGACCTACAGAGACTGCCTCTTTTATGTCGGCCAGGTCCTCTGCGGCTTTTTCGTGATCAACAGGGAAGGAAAGCTGGAGGTCCGCAAGTATGGCATGGATCCGGTGCAGACTTACGATGCGAAGCAGCGGTTTTCCTCCTCTTTCTCGGATTTCATTACAAGGTATACGGCAGTCAGCTCGACCAATAAAAAGACGGAGATCGCCGAGTATTACGCCCTGGAGACGGACGATGCCCTCACGATGAATCTCGGCATCAATCCGCTGCTGCAGTACGGAGTGGCAGAGGCAAGGGAGACGACCTGCCGGAATATCCTGAATGACCTTTCCAAGATCCGGTATGTGCCGTTCGATTCGGATACGATCGGGAACCCGGCGCTGGATCTAGGAGATGCTCTGCAGTTTACCGGAGGGCATGCGGATGCGGGGCAGGTGGCTGCCGTAACTTCCATCGAGATGAAGATCGGCGGAAAGCAGACGCTCAAATGTGTCGGCAAGAATCCGATGCTGGCCCAGTCCAAATCCAAGAACGATAAGAACATCTCCGGCCTTCTGAATCAGATCGAAGCCGGAAAGATCGGAATCCATACCTTTACCAATGCGACTGCTTTTTCCCTCTCGGATAAGGATCTCAAGGTGATCAGCATTCAGTTCGCATCGACCGAAGAGAACCATATGCAGTTCTTTGGCCAGGTGATGCTGGATGTGAAGGCGGATCCGGTTATGAAGGTAGGGAAAGCAGAAGGAAGCATCGAGCTGCCGGAAAGTTTTAGTGGAACCGGAACGGATGTTAGTGGAACTGAATCCGGATCGAGTGCTGATACAGGAACTAGCGCAGGTACGGGCACTGATGCAGGAACTGATTCCGGGAGTACGGGCAGCGAATCTGCTGATACCGGGACTGCCTCCGGAAGCACAGATACCGGAGCAACGGACGGGACTTCTGACAGCGGAACGGGTGCGTCAGGGAAGACAATTCAGATTTCACTTCCGGTCACGATTGAGACCGACGGGGAGGCTGTTATTACGGCGACCTACGAGCTGAACGATTCTATCCTCGAGGTTCCGCAGCCGGTGGAGACTTGGCACAGCGGGAAACATGTTTTGAACCTCTATTATCCGATTGAGAAGGTCATCGCCAATTACACGAATCCCTTCAATGTGTATCTCAGGATCACCGGCGGAAGCGGACAGATTGAGATCGGAAATATCATCGCCTCTATCAGCGGCCAGTCGATGGCAGCGAAGGAAGCCTGGGACGGCAAGATCACGATCGAGGAGAAGATTCAGCCCTTCCGGCTTTCTGCGAAGATCACGCCGAAGGCATTTACAGAGACGGTGGCAAAGGAAATCAAATGGGTCGTTCAGTACAGCTGGGGTGATTCGATTCAGAGGATGCATGTAGGAGCATTTGGCTCTTTTATTGAAACAGGAGGAACGGCATGAAACTGAAAGGAAAAATGACGATTGAGATGACGGATTCAAATACCGGCGAGGTGGAGACCGTCACCGAGGAGAACATGATCACGGAAGCTGTGAACAACATTTTCTCTTTAAATCCATTCGGCTGCTTCTATACGACAGGTGACAGCATCAATGATGTGGAGTGGTATAAGAAGCTTCTGCCGATCTGTCCGAACCTGATCGGCGGGATCCTGCTTTTCTCCAAGCCGCTGACGGAGGATGTGAAAAATATCTATCCACCGGCGGACAACCTTCCGGTGGCGTATGCAGGAAATGACGTAAACTCGACAACCAATGTTGCCAGAGGAAGCATCAATAAGGCGGAGAGTAAAGCCCTGGATAACGGATATAAGTTCGTATGGGAATTTACGCCTTCACAGGGGAACGGAACAATTGCAGCTGCAGCGCTTACCTCTGCCTGGGGCGGACAGAACGCATTTGGAAGTGCAGGCGGATCATCGTCTACCTTTCTTCAGCTGAAAAGGATGAGTACAAAGGATCTTCCGGTGGCCATGCAAAACCTGTTTGCGGCAGCTGTGGAGTTCGATTTTGAGAAGGAAATGCTGACATCCATTACATTTAAGGGCTCTGCGGTAGTGATTACGAAACGGTATGTGCCGACCTTTACGGTAGGGCTGAACGATCAGCTGAATGATTCCACAACCAGTGTGATCGAAGAGAAATCTGTTCCGGTCTCTACCTTTAAATTCGCAGATGATTACGGGACAAACTACGGAGACTTCTTCGATGGTCAGGACGGTTATTGGTATGGATTTATGTCAGAAGGAAATTCTTCTGGAAATGCAACAGTCTACTGGGTGAAGATAAAGAAGACTGATTATTCCATGACAGAAGGTGTATGGACGCTAAACAAGGTTTATCTCAGTCGTATTGGTGATCGAAACGAAACAGGGTCCTATCCGGATAAGGCGACCTACTGCGTCATGCGAAAGGGGTACCTCTATGTCAGAGCCTACAACAAAAAGGGCGTTTACAAGATTAACGCAAGTAATTCCACGGATGTCACTCTGATCGATCTTAGTTTTACGACTGCCTGGAAGCCGATGGCAGGAAGCTCCAACGGCGAGATTTATATGATCCTGGTCAACGACCTGGTCATGGGCTGGGATTTCCTGATCGGCCCGGATGATAAGGCGGTCAAGCTGAGCGGTCAGGTCCGTTTTGAGGACGGATCCTCGCCGATTTTTCAGTATAAGAACTTCGCGGTTCAGTACGGTGGCGCTTACGGCGGATCCTACCGGACCGTATATCTTCTGACGCCGTATCTTGCGTCAATCAATAATCTGTCGCAGCCGGTACAGAAGACAACAGAGAAGACAATGAAGATTACCTATACCCTGACACAGGAGGAATCAGCCGGGTAAGGCATAGGTTTAGAAGGTAACGACTTTAGAGGGGAGAGATAGCGATGAAAGATTTTTGGAACATCATTCAGGCAATATTTACAGCGGTAGGCGGCTGGATCGGGTACTTTCTCGGCGGGTCCGACGGACTGATCTACGCACTGCTGCTCTTTGTGATCTGCGATTACATTTCCGGCATGATGTGTGCCGTTGAGGACCGTAAGCTGTCTTCTACGGTCGGCTTCAAGGGAATCTTCAGGAAGGTCCTGATCTTTGTCATGGTGGGAATTGGAAATGCAATCGATATCCATGTGCTGGGTAAGCCAGGAGTTCTCAGAACAGCAGTCATTTTCTTCTACATTTCGAATGAAGGTCTGTCGCTTATGGAAAACGGTGCGCATCTTGGACTTCCGGTTCCGGAGAGCCTGAAAAAGGTCCTAGAACAGCTGCATGACCGCGATGGGAAAGAAGAGAGGGAATCAGAGTTACTCGGGGAGAAGACGAGTCCGCACGAGAAGAAAGGGGAGGATACAGATCATGATGAAAGGAATTGACGTTTCCAAATGGCAGGGAGCCATTGACTGGAACAAGGTAAAGGCAGCAGGGATTCAGTTCGTCATTATTCGCGCCGGATATGGAAATACAGTGGCACAGAGGGACAGGTTCTTCGAGCAGAACTATCGCGGGGCAAAAGCAGCGGGACTGCATGTCGGGGCGTATTGGTACAGCTATGCGAATAGTTTCCGAGAAGCGGAGCAGGAGGCTGCAGCTTTCCGGGAAGTTATCCGGGGAAAGCAGTTTGATCTGCCGGTATATTTTGATCTGGAAGAGAAGTCCCAGCTGGAGGCAGGAAGGGATTTCTGTGACGGGCTGATCCGGACATTCTGCAATGCGATGGAGAAGGCGGGTTATTTCGCAGGCTTTTACACTTCCGCTTCTAATATCGGTCCGGTTATTTCTACGGCGATGATCAGTCGCTATACGTTCTGGTGCGCACAGTGGAACAAGACCTGTGATTTTGCCGGAAAGTGCGGCGTATGGCAGCATTCCTCGAACGGATCCATCCCTGGAATTAACGGAAGGGTAGATCTCGATATCTGCTATCAGGATTTCCCAAAGACCATCATCAGCGGAGGCTTTAACGGATATCCGAAGGCAGGATCCGGCAGCAAGCCCGCTGCTCCTGCAGCACCTGCAATCAGCACTGCAAGGCAGAAGGTGGTACAGCAGACAAGAGCATGGATTGGCAGGAATGAGCACGATGGAAGTCATCATGAGATCATCGATATCTACAACAGCCAGAAAAAGCTGCCCAGGGGATACCGCATGAAATATACGGATGCCTGGTGCGCAGCATTTGTGTCTGCAGTCTCCATCAAGTGCGGAACGACGGGAATCCTTCCGACCGAGTGCGGCTGCGGGAATATGCTGATGCTCTTCAAAATCCTAGGAGAGTTTGTGGAGAACGACAACTACAGACCGATGCCTGGAGATGTCATCTTCTATGACTGGCAGGACAGCGGCGCTGGCGATAACCAGGGCTGGCCGGATCACGTCGGCATTGTAGAAGAGGTTTCCGGAAACACGATTACAGTGATTGAAGGGAATAAAAATGACGCGGTCGGAAGACGGCAGCTGCAGGTCGGAGGGAGATATATCCGGGCATACGGAGTGCCGAAGTATCCGGATGAAATCAAATTTGTTCCTGAAAAACCGAAGGAATCTGTACCGGTCAAGCCCAGGAAGACTATTGACCAGCTGGCAAGAGAAGTGATCCGCGGCAAGTGGGGCAATGATCCGGAACGGAGCAGGAGACTCAAGGCTGCGGGGTATGATCCGAAGGCAGTGCAGAGAATGGTAAACCAGCTGATGTAATACCAGAATACGGATGAGAGCCACTCGTAATGGAGAGATTCATGATGGGTGGCATTTTTTTGCGTGAAAAATATTTTGAAGAAATTTCCGAAATCACCGGAAAACCACCTCGAAAATCTGATTAGAAAGGTAGAGGGAGTTATACCTCGCTTGACATTAGAGGAGGTTTTAGCAATGAGAGGCAAATATAGAAAAGTTCCGGTTGATGTAGATGACATTATCATTGATCCTATGGCATCGAAGAAAGCAAGGATCTCAACGTTTCTGAGACAGGCAAAGAATCCTTATCTGATGAAGATCGATGGAGTTGCAGTCGAGATGGAATACGCCGAGGATGGGCCTACATTAGAGGAAGCTGTTAAGCAGATGATGAATTTCACATCGGATGACAAGGATATTTGTTAATAACTTTGGGATAAAGGGGCTTGATTATTTGGGAAATACATTGTACCATGTATATGGACTAACTCGCGAAGCCCCTTTACAAGGCCGTGGAAATCTTTGTAAAGGTGGTGTCGTATATGAAACAAAAGCAACAACTCTATCATGCCGCTCTGTACTTACGACTGTCTAATCAGAATCTGAAAGAGAACGCTGATGAATCTGACAGTATCGTAAATCAGGAGGCTCTCTTACGTGCGCATCTGAAATCCTGTCCGGACATTCACATCCAGTATGTCTTCAAGGACGATGGATGGTCAGGGGTTAACTTTGAACGCCCTGGCTTTCAGAAAATGATGCAGAAAATCTATGATGGCGATGTGGACTGTGTAGTCGTGAAAGACTTAAGCCGGCTTGGCAGAAACCACACAGAAACCGGGAAGTACATCACAAGAGTATTTCCTGCTTTTGGTGTGCGTTTTATTGCTGTCAACGACCACATCGATACTGCAGATTCCAACTCGGATGCGGACAACATTATTATCCCATTTAAAGATTTATTAAATGACAGCTACTCCAGAGATATCTCCCTGAAGATCCGCTCTGCGATGGCTGTAAAGAAGGCAAATGGAGAATTGGCGGGGAATTTCTGCCCTTACGGATACGAGATTGATCCCGAGAACAGAAATCATTACCTCGTTGATCCATTTGCTGCTTCCGTGATCAGAAAGATCTTCAGTTGGACTTTTGATGGTATGGGCAGCACGGAAATAGCCCGCCGGCTGAATACGCTGAACTATCTGTCCCCTTCTGATTATAAAAAACAGAATGCCGGGAAGGTGCTCGGAACAAAAAGGAAGCAGTGGACGGTCTATCAGGTCTACCGGATTCTGAGAAATGATGTGTACATCGGAACGCTTCGTTTGGGAAAGGTAACCACACCGAACTATAAAGTGAAGAAGGCGATACAGGTTCCGGAAGAAGATCAGCACGTATTTCTGAATGCACATGAAGCCATTATCAGTAAAGAGGTCTTTGATCTGATGCAGGATGTCTTGTCGAGAGATACACGGGTTCACTGCACGAATAGCGGGGCTGGCAGGAACACATTTGTATATCCGCTTACGGGCTACGTTTTTTGTGCGGATTGTGGTGCCAGCATGATTTCAAAAACTGTCACGTCCAAGGGACATCAGTACCGGTATTACGTTTGCGGTGAGAATAAGAGAGATAAAAAGGTCTGCAGTCCTCATAACATCTCCATGGAACATGTAAATGCTGTCGTACTGAAAGCACTGAACACGCACATGAAAACGCTCCTGCAGGCAGAGAAGGCAGCGGAGGAAAAGAGTGCAGAGGCTCTTGCGCAGCCGGCCATTGAGAAAATTCAGATCGAGATCGGCCATATCCTCGAAGAAAAGTACAAACTGCAGCAATATATTAAGGGCCTCGAGAAAGATTTACAGGATGGACTGCTCATTGAGTCCGAGTATCAGGATCTCTCCAAAAACTACAGGGAGCAGATTGAAAAACTTGAAGACAATGCAGTTCAGCTGGAACTTGAGAAGAAGTCTGCTGTGGACCGGGAACTCGGCAATTTGTATTGGATCCGGGAGTACAAGGACAAAGGGACACTGACAGAACTCACCAGGCGGGAAGTCATCGCATTTATCGACAGAGTCGAGATCAGAGATAAAGATCATATTCGGATCAAGTTCCGGTTTGGCGACGAATATAAGGCATTGCTGAAAAAATGGGATGTTAATAAAGAAAAGAGGGGTGAAGCTTAATGGCAAGAAAATCGAGAAAAAGCTATCGCCGGGAGCTCTTCCCTGAGAAGTACACTGAACCAGTTCAGGAGAATAAAAAAGTGCCCGCTGCTATTTACTGCAGACTATCAAAGGCAGATGAAATTACTGGAAAAGAATCGATGGAAAGCCAGCTCGAGATCGTCCGGCAGTATGCGGCGAAACATGAAGAACTGGAAGTTATTCAGGAATTCCTGGATGACGGCTATTCCGGAACAAACTATGAAAGACCGGCATTTGAAGAGATGCTGCAGGGCATCCGGGACGGGAAATTTAAGTGCATGATCGTCAAGGACCTGAGCCGTTTAGGAAGAAGCTACCTGGAGACAAGCGACCTTCTTGAAATGGAGCTGCCGATGTACGGCTGCAGATTTATTTCCGTTAATGACCATATCGATACGGAATATGGGCAGATCGATACCATTCTTGTCGGTTTGAAAAATATCATGAACCAGAAATATGCGGAAGATATCTCGAAGAAGATAAAGACGCAGTTCCGTGAGAGAGCTAAGAACGGTGAAATGCTGGGAGGACCTGTTCCTTATGGATATAAAAGAAATCCGGAGAATGTGGGCTATTTTCTGATTGACGAAGAAGCAGCGGCGGTTGTCCGGCACATTTTCGAACTGAAAGCTTCAGGACTGACAGATAGGAGTGTTGCCCGTGTGCTTGATGAGGAAGGGATTATTACACCGAGACAATATCATGATTTGAAAATCAAAGGAGAGGAACCCACAGAAAAGAGACATTGGGCGGCAGATACGGTCAAGACAATTACGAAGAATGAAGTTTACCTTGGCCACATGTATCATGGCAAATTTAAGGAAAAGCACTATATCGGTGAAAAGGACCACAAGACGAGAAGAAAAGAGTGGACAATCATAAGAGATGTAAATCCTCCTATCGTTACACAGGAATTATTTGACAAGGCAGCGGAAATCAGAAGACAAATAGCAAGCGGGGAGTTGAGAACATGGAGCAGAACCAGAAAGTCGCCTTATACCTCAGAAGTTCAAAAGAACAGGAAGAAGAATCCAGAAACATAATGAACCCGGAGGAGTCCGATACAATTGCCAATCAAAGAAAATTACTTCGGAGGATGGCGTTGAAAAAAGGATTCTCAGTAGCGGAACTGGAAGAATACATTGATGATGGTCATACGGGAACTAACTTTGACCGGCCTTCCTTCAAGAAGCTGTTGGCTGATGTTGAAACGGGAAAAATCAAAGCAATTCTTGTAAAGGATTTCTCCCGTATGGGACGCGATTATATCGGTGTGGGAGAGTTTGTTGAACAGTATTTCCCAGCTCGCGGCGTCAGGATCATTTCTATTAATGATAATTGGGACAGTGATGAGCATATCGGTGAAACGATGGAACTGGACACGACATTCCGTACCATGATCTACGATATGTATAGCAAGGATCTTTCCGTAAAGAGAAGAACAGCAAACAAGGCCAGAAATAAGAATGGGATTTTCATCGGGGGATTCACGATATATGGATATAAGAAAATTCCGGGAGACACGCATTCAATCGTCGTGGACGAAAAGGCTGCTCCGATTGTGAAGAGGGTTTTTCAGATGTTCCTGGATGGAGACAGACCGGGAGTAATCGCCAGGATCCTGAATGACGAGGGGATAGATGCACCGGCAAAAGTAAAAAGAGATCAATATGGTGTTGAAGAGACCAGCAGGTCCAAGTTATTTCGCGGAAACCTCTGGACAGCTCAGGCAATCGGATTGATGCTCAGAAATGAGATATACACTGGAACTCTGATTTTAAACAAGACAGAGACAAAGGGAATAGGGACTCATAATTACCTCTGGCACTCTAAGGATGAATGGCTCAGATTTCCCAATAATCACGAGGCAATCATTCCCAGGGAAACGTTTGATCTTGTTCAGAAGAAACTTTCAAAAAATAAAGAAGGTACAAAAAAAGCAAAGACTGTTTATTCCATGCCGTTATATTGCGGACATTGCGGAAAAAAATTGAAAGGCTCAACACGAAATGAGAAAACATACATGTGTGGCACTGGAGAAATGATTCCATTCATGCCTTGTGGGCAGATACAGGTCCGGCGTGACCGGATGCAGGAAGTCCTTGTGAAGGCGGTCAATACCCAGGCGAAGGTTTTTCTGAATGAGTTGAAGAGAAGCAGGGTTACATCGCGTGATATCCATCGTATGGAAAAACAGAAACAGGCGCTGGAAAAGGAAAAACAAGGTTACCGTGATCAGAGAATCAAGTTGTATGAAAAGTTCAAAGCCGGGCTGCTTGAACAGGACGAATTTTTGAGAAAAAAGAGAGAAGTCCTGAAGCTGGAAGAAGAGTGCCTCAACGAGTACGAGACACTCTGCAATGAAATTACGGAAAAGCAGAAACAACTGGAGAAGCTTCAGATCGGCGAAGACAAGTATAAGGAGTACGCGCTTCTTAAATCCTATGATTTTGATGTTGTCCATCATCTTATTTCAAAGGTTGAGTGTTTTAATGACGGGCATATCAAGATCCATTGGAACTTTAAAGCAGAGTTTAGGGATGCGGAACCATTGGAAGAATCTTATGAAGTTTCTCCGGAGGCATATAAGGAGAGGGAGGAGCAGTCTGCTGGAACAGAGATTTCAGCATATACGTCAGATCTATGGCTGATGCCGCATGAAGTTGATATTGAGAACACCAGGCGGAAAATAGAGAAATTCTGCAGTGATCACTTTGGCGCCGGTCAATATCATGTTACCTGGTTTCACGATTCGAAGGATGATGAAGGAGTTTTCTTCCGTGAAGGTTACATGAAGTTTATCGACACGGCAAGAAGGGAGGCAGCCAAGGTCCTGATTATCGATAGCTTTGAAGATTTGTATTTAAGCCATTACGGGTTGCAGGATTTATTAAAACTGATTATTCCGAAGATGAAATGCAGATTCATCTCAATCAAAGACGGCTTTGATTCTGCATCAGCAGATGATGCGCAATACCAGAAAATCTACGAGGAATATAAAGGAACGCGCCGCAGCGACATTATTTTGTACCGGGCGGAAGAGAGAAGAACTGGTAAAAGAGTGGCAGCAGAAATACGCCATCCTCAGTGTACATATTATTTTGGCTATCATGTGAAAGAGGACGGATGCTACGCGGATCCGTGGGCGCAGGAACTGGTAAAGGAGATTTTTCAGAAGACTTTGGAGACTGGAAAACTTATTGAAACCGCCAAGTGGCTTAACGAAAAAGGAATTCCTACAATCAGGGAATACACGGCGGCAGAACGTGGCGAACAGCTGAAAACTACAAAGAATATCAGAAAGTGGGATGGTGAAAAAGTATGGAGGATCACAAAGCAGAAAATATATGTTGAACCATGCAGGCACTGCAGGCGCTGCCAGGAATTAGGATACCATTGTGATATCAGGCCTTTAGTAGATCGTGAGATTTTTGATGCCGTGAATGCCAAGTGCCAGTATCGAAAAGACAGATAAATCAGGTTTTTGAAAGGGGGAGTCTTCGGACTCCCTTTTCTGTTTTATGACGCTGAGAGGTAAATAGATAATACCTATTAGAAATGGTATAATACGACGGATGGAAATATTACAGGGAATTCAGAGATGAGAGAAGATTTTCAATCTGGGACAGTACCAGTTTTCTCTGCTTAACAGGGAGCTCATTGATTTTGGTGACCAAGTCTTTAGCAGTTGTTTCATCTGCATTTTGAATGATGCCTTCGAGCAGATTATTGGCTGATGCCTCCAGGGCTTCTGCTATACGGACAAAGGTTTTAAGCTGCGGCGTCTTGTTTCCCAGCTCGATCTGCCGGAAATAATTTGTCGTCAGACCGCACAGTTCTGCTGCCTGATCCTGCGTTAATCCTTTTGCAAGTCGGTATTTTCTTATATTAGATCCCAGTATCTTTGAATCCATATGTGAATTCCTCTCCATCGCTATTTGGTAAAAGATTTTTCCTGAATAGAGTATATAGGGATGAATATTCGACAAGAAGTCGCCGAGAGGAAGTTATTTCATACCAAATAGAGATGGATTATTCGTGAAAGGGGTGTATAGATGGCGGAAGCAAATGAACAAATCTCTCACGAGGAAGTAGAGGGGCTGTTCAAGACGAATCCGGAGAGATTGGGCAAAGCCGTTCGTGTCCGTGCAAAGAAAAAGAAACGAAAAGCAGATCAGGATAAAAAGTATGAAGTACAGGTAATTCCGGCAACGATTGGCGTAACTCCGAAAGGAGAGGAAGCTCCGATCCGGCGCTGCGCTGCCTATTGCCGGGTAAGTACAGACGCAGAGGCACAAACAAGCAGCTATGAGCTGCAGTGCAAGCATTATACGGAATATATTGAGTCACGTGAAGATTTGACGCTGGTTAAAGTTTATGCGGATGAAGGGTTGAGCGGAACACAAATGAAGCACCGCGACCAATTTCTGCAGATGATTAAGGATTGCGAAGACGGAAAAATAGATCTGATTCTGACAAAATCCCTGAGCCGATTCTCCAGAAATGTCGTGGACTGCCTTACAATCATTCGAAAGCTGAAAGCACTCAGCCCTCCTGTGGAGGTTTATTTCGAGAAGGAAAATCTGTCCTCGCTCGATGACAAGACGGATATGGTTCTCGCTATGATGGCTTCAATAGCCCAGGAGGAGTCACGCAGTATTTCAGCTAATATCAGCTGGGCAATACGAAAGAGGATGGAGAACGGGACCCAGAAGATCCCGACGGCATGTCTTCTCGGCTATGCAAGCGACGAAGACGGAAACATGGTGATTGTAGAGGATGAAGCTAAAGTTGTGAGGTTCATTTACAAGAATTTTATTCTTGGCATGCATCCTTCGGTGATTGCGCAGAAGCTGAATAAGCAGGGCAGTACTACGGTCCTGGGAAATCCATGGTCGGCTCTCAGCGTCAGAAATATTCTTGAAAATGAAAAGTACTGCGGCGACGTCCTGATGCAGAAGACGTTCACTGATAGTTACCTGACGCACAAGGTAAAGAAGAACAATGGAGAGCGGCAGCAGTTCTTCATTGCGGATCATCATGATGCCATCGTTTCACATGAAGTATGGAACAGGGCGAAAGAGCTGCTTGATAAGATGTACTATAAGAACTGGAAACGCCAGGCTCAGCAGCGGCTGATCCCGCTGGCGGCAGGAATTCTTATGGGATACATTCCAATAGATCCAAAATGGAAAGAGGTTTCCATTGCACGATTGGAAAATGCTACTAACAAGGTGATGGCCGGCGCCGGAGGGCAAGTGGTGGAGCTGGTCCAGGAAAGCAAGGAAGAAGAAAGAGAGGAAATGGAAATGCCAGACATTCTGGAAGGATTCGAAGTAGTCGATATTGAGGTTGGAAAGAGCGACTCTGTTCTTACCATCATGGGGAACATGCTGAAATTTAACAAACCGACGGCAACTGAGCTGGGGTATCCGGCGTTTGTCAGGACTTTGATCAATGTGCCGGAGAAGAAGGTCGCGATTCAGGTGTGTACTGAGAAAACCAAGAATGCCACACCGTTCAGTAAGCCGGAGGCGAAGCAGAGCTATGCTATTACCATAAAGAACCCGGCAATCGTGGTAGCGGTCCATAAGCTGCTCCCGGATCTCAGCCCGGATGATTCGCTGACCTTCAAAGGAACGCTTTATGCAGAAGAGAAGATAATCATCTATGATCTGACGAAGGGTGAGCCGATCAAGAGAAGAAAGAGAAGAAAACCTACTGCAGATTCGGCAGCAGGTGATGCAACGGCGACAGATGCAGAAGAAGTGAAGGACCAGGCAGCAGGAGATAGCGCCGATCAGAACTGAGCACAATTGAAATATAAGATGAGAGGGCTTATTGGAAGCGGATCCGTTTCCGGTAAGCTCTTTTTATTTGGAAGAAAAAGAAACTGCCAGGAACAAATATCCCTGGCAGCCTCTCCGTTTTGATTACAAAACTTTCCTCGGAGACAAGTATAACATTGGGAGTCTGAAATGGGAAGAATGATTTTTCGCGGTCGGCGCGCGGATTGAAAATCAGATATCGGTGAGGGGATTCCTTATGGAGTCTCCTCATTTTTATTGCGGATTCGTAGAAAACTTTCTATGGATTCAATTCCTCAAGATGCTGGATTGAAAAGATGAAGCAAGGAAATCCTCGGAGGATTTCAGGAGCGTTGTTAACTCCGCTTAAGTAGAACATGGAGAGAGATAATTCGTGCAGCATTTTTTTCGAACCATTTTGCTTAAAAATCGGAGGTGGATTCGTGATTTGCCGATTTTGTATTGATTTCAAAAATCCTGCTTTTGCCTTCAGAAAAATTTTCAGAAGGAATTTTGAGTTAGATCCAAAGGAAAAGTCCGCTCAATCCAACTTGGATTTTTTCTGAATCCAATTGAGGTTTTCCCTATTATTGCAGCCGTACTTGAAGGCTAATTAGTTAAAACCTGCATAAAACAAGGATTTGCAGGCTCAGAACCTTAAGTTTAATAAGGGTTTTCAGAGGTGGATTCGACGTTGATGGTAAATTCGAAAATACTACTTGACTAGGAGTGAAGCCCGTGCAATAATAAGACTAACCGCGGGAAACCTTAATTCTAAGGGGTTTTGCGAGTATAGTCCGTTTCAAATATTTCCAAAATTCAGCCCTCCGAGGGAGAGGAGTCTCGCGCTGGCTTTATAGCTTGGGGTATGCCTTTTTGGCTTAGACACTGGGCTTTAAGGCTATTTCTTGTGAAATAAATTACCCTTTTCAAAATAAGACCAAATATTTGGCCATAAACAATGTAACTCTGTACCGCTGAGTGCAGTACAGGAAATGAACTTGATAATCAAAACGTGAATTCTTGCAAAGGGAGTTCCTGATTATCCGGTTGAGATACAAGGTCAGGTAATTCCCTGGCAGGACGTTTTGATTATGAAACTTTCCTCCTGAATCTCAGCCCGGATATGGTCCCTGTCGAGACTTGTCCCGACAGGGATTCAATGAAAAGAGCACGTTTTAAATATCTTTTTTGCTTTACAACCTGAGGAGAAGTTATGTCATCCGGACCCGGTAATAAGAACGGTGAAAAGAAGAAGTTTCGTTTAGAGCACTGGCAGGTAATCGCAATATATCTTGCGGTTTATGATGTAATCGCGGTTAACTTTTCATATTTCTTTGCATTACTGCTTCGCTTCGATTTTCAATTTTCTGTAATACCGAAATCGTATTTCCAGATGTGGAAATCGTTCGCACCGTTTTATACAGCAGCCTGCTTAGTTGTCTTTTTTCTGTTCCGTTTATATCAGAGCATATGGAGATACGTCAGCTACTCTGAGCTCATTAGAGTTTTTCTTGCATCAATTGTGACAACAGGCATTCAGATAATTGGAACTTTAGTTTCAGTAGGAAGAATGCCAATATCATATTATTTGGCAGGAGCTGTTTTTCAGCTTTTTCTGGTCCTTGGGATTCGCTTTTCTTATCGCTTTGTTCTTTTATTTCGGGAAGCACGAAAGGCAAATGCGAGCGTTCATGAAAATGCAGACAATGTCATGCTGATTGGAGCAGGTAACGCTGGCCAGATGATCCTTCGTGACTTCAGGAGAGCAAAAGAAGTAAAGGAACGTGTTGTTTGTTTTATCGATGACAACTCAAATAAATGGGGACGTTTCATTGACGGTGTACCGGTTGCAGGCGGAAGAGACGATATTTTCTCGGCAGTTGAGAAATACCACGTGAAAAAGATTTATCTGGCTATTCCCAGCGCTTCGGCTGCACAGAAAAGAGATATTCTGAATATCTGTAAGGATACAGGCTGCCAGCTGAAATCTCTTCCGGGCATTTATCAGCTTGCAAGCGGTGAACTGCATGTAAGCCAGATGAGAGACGTATCCGTTGAAGACCTGCTTGGCCGTGATCCGATTAAGACGGATCTGACAGAGGTGTTCCAATTTATTCATGGAAAGCGAGTCATGATCACCGGTGCTGGTGGATCCATCGGATCAGAGCTTTCAAGACAGGTTGCATCCCATCAGCCGAGCCTGCTGCTTCTGTTTGATTTCTATGAGAATAACGTCTACGATGTCCAGCTTGAACTGAAAGAGAAGTATCCTGATCTGAACCTGGTTGTTTTGATCGGATCGGTTCGAGACAGCCGCAGGATGTTTGAAGTGTTTGAGAAATACCATCCGCAGATTGTGTACCATGCTGCAGCTCATAAGCATGTTCCGCTGATGGAAGACAGCCCGTGTGAAGCTATCAAGAATAATGCAATCGGGACCTATAAGACTGCCTATGCTGCGATGACGCATGGATGCGAACGTTTTGTCCTGATCAGTACCGATAAGGCAGTTAATCCTACCAATATCATGGGTGCCTCCAAGAGACTCTGTGAGATGATTATCCAGAGTTTTGATGAGAAGATTAAAGAGAATAAGGCAAATGAGATTCCGCAGCTCTTTACTCATCTTGGCGAAGAGAATGCAGATAAGGATGGCACTGGGCGGGTGTTCCAGGACATTAAGACCCAGTTTGTTGCCGTAAGATTTGGCAATGTACTTGGATCCAACGGATCTGTTATTCCAATTTTCAAGAAGCAGATCGCCCATCATGGACCAGTTACGGTCACCCATCCGGATATCATTCGTTATTTCATGACGATTCCGGAAGCCGTCAGCCTTGTCCTTCAGGCGGGTACATATGCTAAGGGTGGAGAAATTTTTGTTCTTGATATGGGAAGCCCTGTGAAGATCGATACACTTGCCAGAAACTTGATCAAGCTTTCCGGGTTCAAACCAGATGTGGATATTCCGATTGTGTACACTGGCTTGAGACCAGGTGAAAAACTTTACGAAGAGAAGCTGATGGTAGAAGAGGGGCTCAAGAAGACTTCCAACGATTTGATTTATATTGGATCTCCAATACCGTTTGATTCTGATAAATTCCTGAGACAGCTTGACTGGTTGATGAGGGTCGCTTATTCGAATAAGGAAGATGATATGAGGAACTGTGTTGCAGAGGTTGTGGACACATATCATCCGGCAGAGAATGTCAAACAGGAAAAGAAGGCTGTAACAGCATAATTGCGGATACAAACATGCTACCATCTCTAATATGAGTACAGGCATATGTTTGTTACTTGAATCATAAAAAGGAAGTAAATAATATCATGGCTAATGAAGAAGTAAAGACAGAAATCCTGAGAAGAAATATTCCGTTCAGCCCGCCTGATATGTCTGAACTTGAGGTGAATGAAGTGGCGGATTGCCTGCGCTCGGGATGGATTACCACAGGTCCGCGAACAAAAAAGCTTGAGAAGGAACTGAAGGGGTATCTTGGAGTTGACGGCGGATTGGTCTGCCTTAATTCAGCAACAGCTTCAGAGGAACTCAGCCTTCGCATTCTGGGCATCGGACCGGGAGATGAAGTCCTTGTTCCTGCTTATACATATACATCATCTGCAGCAGCAGCTATTCATGTAGGAGCGACAGTAAAGTTTGTTGACTGTCAGGGATATGTAAATGGTAATGGCGTTCTCGAAATGGATTATCAGGCCATGGCGGATGCTATTACTGAGAAGACAAAGGCAATCGTTCCAGTTGATCTCGGCGGTGTTCCGTGCGACTATGACAAGATTTTCAAGATCGTAAAGGAAAAGAGGAACCTCTTCCATGCTTCCGAGAAGGATGGAAATGATCTGGAAAAACTCGGATCTAAGATTCAGAAAGCAATCGGCCGAGTTATAGTCGTTGCTGATGGTGCACATGCGCTAGGCGCCTCCAGAGACTTGAATGGAGAGAAGAAGATGGTCGGATCTATTGCTGATTTTACTTCATTCTCGTTCCATGCAGTAAAGAACTTCACTACCGGTGAAGGTGGCGCTGCAGCCTGGAAGCATATCGATGGGATTGATGACGATGAGATTTATCATTGGTTCCAGCTTCTGTCTCTTCATGGTCAGAGTAAAGATGCCCTTGCTAAGACGCAGCTTGGTGCTTGGGAATATGATATCGTAGCTCCGCTGTATAAATGCAATATGACTGATATTATGGCTGCCATTGGACTTAAGCAGTTTGAAAGATATCCGGGATTACTGGCAAGACGTAAAGAAATTATCGCAAAATATGATGCAGTGTGTGATGAACTGGGGATTGATCATATCATTCATTTTACAGATCAGTACACATCATCCGGCCATCTGTACATCACAAGAATAACTGGCTGCACGGATCAGCAGAGAAGAGAGATCATCACAAAGATGGCAGAGCGGGGTGTTGCCACAAATGTTCACTATAAACCGCTTTCGATGATGACAGCATATAAAGCATTAGGCGCTGACATTAAGAATTATCCGAATGCTTATAAGATGTTCGAGAACGAGATCACGCTTCCGCTGCATACAAAGCTTACGGATGAAGATGTTGAATATGTTGTGGCGATATTTAGGTCGGTTGTAAAAGAAGTCAGAGGCTATTAAGAGTAGGACTTATACATATGCACGACAAAGCAAATTTAGATCCCAGGAATTGGTCAGATCTTCCTGACTGGGATGATCTGCCTGGGTTCATGAAAAACGAAGAGGTCCGTCCATACTATGATGCTCTTAAGCGGCATCGAATTGGACTGAAGTTGAAAAGAGCCTTTGATCTTGTTGCAGCCTGGATCCTGTTGGTTATTTTGGCAATACCGATGACTGTAATTGCAATAATGATTAAGCTTGATTCACCGGGACCTGTTTTTTACAGGCAGGAGCGTGTGACAACTTATGGAAAAGTGTTCAAAATCCATAAGTTCCGTACGATGGTGCAGAATGCTGATAAAATTGGAGCTGCTGTGACTGTATCCGGAGATAGTAGAATTACTAAAGTAGGCCGGAGACTTCGTAATTTAAGGCTCGACGAGACTGCTCAACTTTTTGATGTTATTGAAGGTACAATGTCTTTTGTAGGAACCAGGCCAGAAGCAGTGAAGTATGTTGAGAAATATAGTTCAGAGATGATGGCAACACTTCTCCTTCCTGCTGGAATAACTTCTGAAGCAAGTATCAGGTATAAAGATGAAGCAGATTTGCTTGACGCAGCTGACGATGTAGATCAAGTCTATGTTGACACTGTGCTGCCGGGGAAGATGAAATATAATCTTTCCAGCATCTGCCATTTTAGTTTTTGGAGTGAAATCGCAACAATGTTCCGTACTGTTTTTGCAGTATTAGGCAAGGATTACAGATAGAGGAAAAAACATGGAATACAGCGTCTTAATGACTGTGTATAAAAATGATAATCCTGAATATTTTCGGTTGGCTTTAAAGTCAATGATAAAACAGACAAAAAAGCCGGATGAAATCGTTCTTGTAAAGGATGGACCGGTACCAGATGAAATTCAGAATGTGATTAATGATTTGAATCATAAGTACCCGAATATAATACACCAGGTTCAGCTTTCTCAAAATAAGGGACTAGGGCTTGCGCTTAATGAAGGCATTAAAGTTTGCAGAAATGAATTGATAGCTAGAATGGATTCTGATGATGTATCAGCTCCTACAAGATGTGAACGAGAAGTAGCAGAATTTGAAAAGAATCCAAATCTAGATATAATAGGATGTCCGGTTATTGAATTTGTGGGTGACATTCATAATAGGGTTGGAAGGCGAAACGTCCCGCTTGATAATGAATCTATTCATAAATATGCAAGAAAACGGGATCCGTTCAACCACCCAACAGTTATGTATCGAAAGAGCTCAGTTGAGGCTGTAGGATGTTATGGTGATTTAAGGAAAAATCAGGATACGGATCTTTGGATAAAAATGCTATCTAATGGTGCTGTCTGCATGAATCTGAGCGATCCCTTGTTCAGATTTAGATTTGATGAAGGGACATACAGGAAAAGAAAAAACTGGTTAAATACAAAACTACTCATAGAAATTCGTTGGAAAGCTTACAAGAATGGATTTTGCTCTTTATGGGATTTCATGGAAGTTGCTGGAGCACAAATGGCTATATATTTTATGCCAGCAAAGTTTCAGGAATTTGTCTATAAAAAAGTTTTAAGGAGATAAGTCTTTGGGATTAGAGCAGGTTGTTAATCAGCAATTAAATAAGTATCCATCCGTAAAGAAGGTTATTAAGCGCGCATATCAAAAAACAATGTAAAATTCAGTCAGAAGGGAATATTGTACGCGTTTCTCCTGATGATCTTAATCATGAGTATTTCTTTGGATATTATGATCAGTCTCCATGGGATATAACAGATCGGTATATGATATGTCTGCAAGCAGATGATACATGGAGTGACGTAAGCCCAAAGCGGCCAGCGAAGATTCTTCTCTTGGACACTGCAAACAATAATAAGGTGATAAATATCGGTGAAACACATTCTTGGAATGTGCAGATGGGGTGCCGAGCTCAATGGTTAGGTCCAGATTATAAAGATAGAATAATTTTCAATGATTGCAGGGGCGATAAATATGTTTCTGTAGTACTTAAGATCGAATTTGACGCCAAAGGAGATTATCTAAGACATTTTGAAGAAAAAGTTCTGCCGGCTCCGATTTTTGATGTTTCAAAGGATGGAACATTTGCGTTAACGCTTGATTTCTCGCGTTTATATCGATTAAGACCGGGTTATGGATATTACAATATACCCGAGACAACTGCGAATGAGAAGCTTCCTGATAGTACTGCAATATGGAAGCTTGATATTACACAGGGAAAAGTATATTCCGTATTAAAGTATACTGATTTTGCTAATTTTGAATCTCGAGGTGAAATGCTTGGGGCAGAACATAAAGTTAATCATATAATGATCAGCCCAAACGGGAAACGATTCATGGTTCTTCATCGGTGGTTCAAAGGAGAAAGAAAATATACCAGGCTAGTCACAGCAAATATTGATGGAACCGATATGTATAACTTATCTGATGATGATATGGTAAGTCATTGCTTCTGGAAAAATAATTCTGCCATCATTGCTTTTGAAAATAAGCGTGAAAAGGGTGCCGGTTATTATTTGATGAAGGATAAAACCGATAAGTATATTCGACTTTGGGAGAAAATAGATTTTGATGGCCATCCAAGTTATAGCCCAGATGGAACCAAAGTGGCTTTTGATCGGTATCCTGACAAGACAAGAATAGCATCTGTATTTGTTAGTGATTCCGGAAACAAAAGCTCAGATAATGTGGATGTTGTTGCTAGAGTTTTTGCACCTTTTAAGTATGACAATGATACTCGGTGTGACTTACACCCACGATGGAATCATGAAAGCAATAAGCTGTGTTTCGATTCTGTTTTCGAGGGGCATAGGGGGTTATATGTTGTCGGTGCAGCATCTAGTTCCGCAGGTAATCATCAGAAAAATAAGCAAAAGGGAATCGGTCAACCACTAATATCCGTAATTGTTCCAGTATATAACGTTGAAAAATATCTTACTAGATGTGTTTCATCAATCCTTTCACAGACGTATAAAAATATTGAAATTATCCTTGTAGATGATGGATCCACAGATTCTAGTGCCGAACTCTGTGATAAAATTTCGCAAGAAGACAGTAGAATAAGAGTCATCCATAAGCCCAATGGAGGTTTATCAAGTGCTAGGAATGCAGGATTAAAAGCAGGTAAAGGTGACTATATAGCTTTTATTGATTCAGATGATTGGGTTGCAAATGATTATCTTGAATATTCATTAAGACTAATCGAACAATCAAGTGCTGATTTAGCTGATGTAATGATAGCGCAAGTTGGCATTGATGAGAAGATTTCTAAAAATCTTGAAGAAAAAACTGAAATATACGAACATGAAAAAATACTAGAACATTATTTATATCGTGGACTAAACGAGCAGCACGGTGCACCTTATTCAGCTTGCAGAAAATTATATGGTAGGAGATTATTCGAAGGTGATACTTCAAACTTTACAGAAGGTACAGTGAATGAAGACATATGTTTTAATTTCCGTATTCTTAGAAAATGCAATAGAATTATTGTGAGCAATCAATATAAATATTATTATTTCCAGGGTGATCAGAGTAGCATCACTAGTGGACCTCTTAAAGAAAAAGATCTGGCTTTATTGACAGTTTGCGATGAACTTATTAATTTAGCAAAGGAAACACACAATAGCAGAATAGTAGAACTGGCTAAGATGAAGAGAGTAAGATCCGATTTTTCGCTATTAGCTAGAGCGGCCATGAACGGTAGTAACGGAATTGAACAAGATACTCTAAGGAGTATTCAAAAGGACTTGCGTAGTAATTTGAATATGATTATTAAAAGTCCAATGCCAGTTAATAGAAAAGTGCTTAGCGTGATACTTGGAATAGATTATTCGGGAGTTGCGGCTATTATTAAGAAGGTGAAAAAATAATATGGCAAAACATGCATATCTAATAATGGCTTACAATAACTGGCATCAACTTGGTATGTTATTACATTTGTTGGATTATGAGGAGAACGATATTTATCTTCATATTGACAAGAAGTCTCATAACGTGCCTTATCGTGTATTACGAGAAAGTTGTAAAAAAAGCAATCTGACAATATTTTCTTTAGTAAAAGTATTCTGGGGGGGTACTCGCAAATAAGATGTGAATTAGCTTTATTTTCTAAGGCATACCAGCATGCAATGGAAATTAAGGTCCCTTATGAGTTTTATCATGTTATTTCAGGATCAGATCTTCCATTAAAAAACCAAAAAGATATGCATGAATTTTTTTCATTACATAAAGATGTTAACTTTTTGAGGTTTGATGATGAGTATGCTAAAAAAGGGACGTGTCTTGGAAGGATAAAATGCTATTTCTTTTTTTTTAAATATCAAATAGTTGTCAGCCAAGGTAT